GATGAGGCCCACGAGCATGTGGATGAAGCCTTCGGCGTTGGGGTTGGGTCGCTTGGGATCGGCGAAGGTGGCTTTTTCGTTTTTGGCGAGGCCGATGACGGCGCCCATGCCGAGGGCGATGTCATCCGCGGGGGCGGGGCCTTGGCCGGTGGCGGTGCTGTTGTCGGCGCCGAAGACGGGGGCGCTGTTGCCGCTCTCTGTTTCGATGATGACGGTGAAGAAGGCGTTCAACACCGCGGCGTTGACTTCGGCCTCGGTGAAGCGCCCGATCTGCTTGATGAGGTCGACCACGGGCGCCAGGTAGGGCACGCCGCGCGGCTGGCCGGGGCGTTGCTTTTTGTAGTGGTGCAGCAGGCGCCGGCGGCCGCTGCGGCCGATGAGGTCGACCCACTCGCCGGCGTACAGGCTGCCGGTCTTGGGGGCGTAGCCGCCGCCTGGGTGGCGGTCGTAGATGTGGGCGGCTAGCGGGCGGCCACCGGCGCCGAAGCGGATGCCGCCGGCCACGTCGTCGGTGTCCATCTGGCCGAGGGGGTTGCCCACGCGGTCGGCTTCGATGAGCTGGAAGCGCAGCGCGTAAGGCTGCATGCGGGTGCGCTCGGCGGTGGGCAGGAGGGTGAAGATGTCGCCGGATTCTTTGGCGCCGCGCACGGCGGTGCGCTGACCTTCGTAGAAGTTCTGCTCGCCGGTGAAGTCGCAGGCCTGTGGATCGTCTGCCCAGATGCTGAATTCGGCCTGCGTGATGGCCTTCCACTCTTCGGCCTGGTCGGCGCTCCAGCCGAGCACGCGGCGGTCTGGCGTGGAGACGAAGGCGAGGCCGGTTCCGATGATGCGGTCGACGCTGGTGTTGATGGCGCCGGCGGCGATGGTGTTGGTGCGGGCGAGTTCGCGGCTGGCGCCGCGCTGGGTGCCGAGCTGGGGGAGCGTGTCGCGCGCGGCGCTGCGGGCAAAGGGGTTCCACCAGCGGCCACCGGCGCCGTTGCCGTTGCTGCTTCCGCCTGGGCCGGGGGTGCTGCTGGCGCTGACGCTGGCCATGGCTTCGATGGCTTGCACTTGGGCGCGGGCCTGCACGCGCGCTTCCACGAACTGCGGCGCAAAGGGCAGCAGGGCTTTGTCGATGAGGTTCATGAGGCTGGGTCAGCCCATGGGGCGGAGGTAGCGGATGCGGCGGGCGCCGCGGTTCGCTGGGTTGTCGGGGGCGGCGGCGATCTGGGCTTCGAGCGCGGTGATCTGCGCTTGCACGTCGACGAGGTCGGCGCGGCGGTTGCTGCGGGCGGTGCCGCCCTGCCCGACCGTGTAGTGCTGGCTCTGCAGGATCTTGGACTCGGCGGCCCGGTATTCGGCCAGGCGGGTGGTGAGTTCGGTGAAGGTGGCCATGGTGTTCGGGTCAGCGGGGGCGGCTGAGGATGGCCTGGGCAGCGCGGTCGAATTCGGCCAGAAAGTTTGCTTCGGTGAAGCGCTGGGAGACGCCCACGAAGTCGAGGCGCTGGCGGTACTGCGGCTGGGTCTTGGTGAAGATGAGCACGGGCTTGATGCCCTTTCCTTCGCGGCGATAGACGCCGGGAGTGATGCGGCTGGCGGTCTGCTTGTATTCGCCGCCTTCGATGCGCCCGGACATGGGGGAGACGGCGAAGTAAGGGGCCTTCTTAGCGTTGCGCTTGCTGCGGGCGCTGCCGGTCTTGCGCTGGTAGGGGTCGAAGGCGGTGCGGGTGGCGGTGAGGATGCGCTGCATCTCGCCGCGGCGCATGTTGCCGTTTTCGTCGAGGGTGGCGCCCTGGCCGGGCATGGCGCGCCAGCCGGTGGGCAGGAGGCCGGCGTAGCGCATGGCGCGCTCGAAGCGTTTCTCTTTGCGCTGGCCGCCGATGACGCTGGGCAGCAGGTAGTCTTCGGGCCGGGTGCCGTTGTTGGTGGCGTCGGTCTTGACCCAGACGGCGGCGGTGAGCGTGTCTTTGGTGGCAGGCTGAATGCGCAGGCTGTTGAGCGTGTAGCGCGTGGGGCCACGGAAGACGCGGCGCATTTCGCCGGGCAGCTCGCGCGAGGCGAGGCTCTTGGCGACGCGGGTCATGGCGGTGCTGGCGGCGTAGGGGATGACGCGGGCAGGCACATCCCGGACGCTGGCGATCATGGCGGCGATCTGGCCGCGGCGGCCGTTGACCTGCAGGTCGAGCATGGGGGTTTGGGTGGGGTTGGTGTGAGGTTTTCGACGCCCAAAAACAAACCCCCGGAAGCGCGAGCTTGCCGGGGGCGTGGTTATGAGACGTATAGGAAAGTGAGTGAATTTTGGGCCTATGTGTCACATGCCGTCCACCGGTTTGTTGTCACCTCTGGAGGTGACATCTTTTAGGTTGACGGCGGGTGATCTGGTGGTGTATTTGGCGCTGCCTTTTACTACTACCAAGGGCTTTCAAATAGGCCGTCAGGTCTTGGCGTCATTCCCTCAGGAAGAACCTTGGCCGGCCAGTCACACCGGCGTAACCACGCCGCCTCATCAAGAGCAGAGGCAAGCGGCTGGGGTGGCGAGTTCATATCCCACTCAGGCGGCTGAATGATTCCGACGTGAGTGTCAATCCACACGACAAACATCGACAAAGGCACATTGGTCTGCTCATCTTCGACCACACGCTCAATCACAGTTTCCATTTTTACAGCTCCGGTTGTTCAACGCGGTGCGGCAGCGCCCGGCCCATGGCGCCCTCTTCCGCTTCGATGGCGTGGGCGGCGGCGATGACGCGGGTTCCGAAGGCGCGTAACAGGCGGTAGAAGTGCTGGCGGCTGATGCCGAGGATGGCGGCGTTGGCTTTGATGTGGGTGATGCGGTGGCCGTAGTAGGCATTGAACACCTGGGTGTCGAGGGCGTGTTTGGGCTGGCCAGCGATGGCGCGGTTCAAGGCCTGCATGAAGGGATCGAGCGCGATCTCGGGCGGCTCGCGCCATGGGCGGCTGGCGCCGCGGAGTTTGCCGAGGATGTTGTCGCCGGGGCCTTTGAGGTTGGCGGGCACGAACTGGGTGCGGGTGCGGCGCCAGGCGCTCCACTTTTCGAAGATCTCGTGCATCTGGTCGTCGCCGGCGACGAGATCGAGCGCGTCGTCTTCGGGGGCGGCCTGCGGATCTTGCGGCGCTGCGGCGGCGAAGCTGATGGGGGGCGTGGCTGGTGCGTTGGTGGTCATCGGCTGAGTCCTCGGTTGATGATTCGGCGGCCTTGCTGGCCTTGGGGGGCGAGCAGCTGGGCCATGGGGATGGGTTGGGTGGCGGCTGGCGCCGGCGCTGGAGCGGGCGGATTTGTATCCACTGGGGCGTTTTGCCTTGACGGCACAAGGTCTGCCACGGTCACGCCGCTCTTGGCCTGCAGTTCTCGCTGCATGAGCTGCAGCACGAGGTTGCGTTCGTCTTCGGCTGGAGCATCGGTCAGGATCTCGCCGGTTTCGGGGTCGGTGAGTTCGATGGGCTTGGGCGGCTCGGCGGGCGGCTGCGCTGGCGCGGGCGCTGCGGGCGCGGGCGCGAAGAGGTCGCCGGTGGGCGGGATGAGGCGTTCGCGCAAGCGGCGCCAGTCGAGGGCGCTCCATTTGTGCAGGCCGAGCTTGTAGGCCATGGCGAGGTTGTAGACGGAGAGGTCGGTGGCTTCGTTGCGCACGCCGGGCGGGTTGATCCAGCGACGGATGGCGCGGCCGCCTCGGTAGACGATGGTGAGGCGTTCGGCGACGAGCTGGTCGAACCACTCGGGGTCGATGGCGGCGGGGAAGTGCATGGCGCCGGGGCCTTCGGCAAGTTTCATGCGACCGAAGAGGTAGTCTTTCGCGACGTCGGTGCCGACTTCCCAGAGTTCGGCGCCGTCGGGGGTTTTGGCACCGTTCCAGTCGATGTCGACCTTGCGCGGGCTGGTGCCGATGATGGGACGGTTGGGCCGGGTGGCGCCGTGCAGGACGACGGCGCCGATGCCTTTGCGGGCGCTTCCGTAGTTGTAGACGTCTTGGGTGTTGGCGCCGCCGGCGTCGATGCCGTAGGCGCTGATCATGATGGGCACGCCGCTGGCGTGGAGCAAGGGGGTGCGGCGTATTTCGTCAACGCGGTTCCATGGGCTGCCAGGTTGGCCAGCCGGGATGGATGGGGCGCCGGGGATCTTTTCGTAGTCGATGACCCAGTGTTCCATGTCGGGGCCGTGGGCTTCGATCTGCACCTCCAGGCGGTCGCCCTGGGTGTCGACGGCCATGGTGACGACGAGGGCGGGGTCTGGCAACACGCGCAGGGGGTAGGCTTCGGCGCGGTGGCGGAGCTGGTCGGCGGTGGTGTCGCTTTCGCTGTTGTCGTAGCTGAGGCCGAGGCGGGTGTTGTAGAACACCTGCATGGCTTCATGGTCGCCGCGCTCGCGCCGGTCTTTGGCGCGGGCGTATTGGCGGGCGAGGCTGAGCCATGTGATGGCGCCGACGGGCATGTAGAACGCCGACAGGGTGAAGCTGATGGTTTCGCCGTCGCCCTTGCTGGTGGCGACCCAGCGGGCCTGCCCGCCGGCGGCCTCGTCGGGCAGCATGGTGGTCTTGTGGTGTTCGTCGATCTCTTCGCCGCAGTCGGGGCAAACGAACCA